TACAATGCCGTTTCAACTATCTCCAGGCGTTGCAGTCGTAGAAAAAGATTTCACATCTATCGTTCCAGCAGTATCAACTTCAATTGGTGCTTTTGCAGGAAAGTTTGGATGGGGTCCAGTTTTAGAGCCAGTTACTGTTGGGTCTGAAAATGAATTAGTTAGCTCATTTGGTTCGCCTAATGATAATAACTTTAAGTCTTTCTTTACAGCAGCAAACTTCCTATCATATACAAACAATCTATTACTGGTTCGTTGCGATGCAAACCATAAGAATGCAACAGCATCTGCGACTGGCGGTGTAGCATCATTCACAGTCGGTACTGCTGGTTCTGGTTATGTATCTACTGCTGCAGCACCAACTGTAACAATCGGTGCTCCAAACGTAACTGGTGGTGTTCAAGCTGTTGGTACTGCAGTTCTATCTGGTGGTGGTGTTTCTGCTATCGCATTGACTAGTGGTGGTACTGGATGGACAGGTACTCCAACAGTAACTATTACATCAAATGGTTCTGGTCAGGGTGCTACTGCTCATGCTGATGTTACTAGTGGTGTTATTACTGGTATCATTATTGATACTCCAGGAACTGGATACAAAAATACTCCAACAGTAACTATTACTGGTACATATACAACTGCAGCAGTTGTAGGTGCTATTACTATTAGTTCTTCTTCTATCACTGGAATTACTCTTGTTGAAGCTGGTACTGGTTATACTAGTGCTCCTTCTGTTACAATCGCTAACCCACCAACTGGTACTCAAGCAGTCGCTACTGCAGTTTATGCTGAAAGTGCTGGTGTTAAAATTAACAATGGTTCCGCATATCTAGCAAGCTGGTCTGCTGGACAAGGTGTTGTTGGTGAATTCGCTGCAAGATATCCAGGTTCTAAAGGTAACTCTATAGCTGTAGCATTTGCAGATTCAGCAACATTCACTGGTTGGACAGCTACTATTGCTGGCTCTACTATCGATTGTGCTGCTCTATTCGATGCAGCTCCATCTACATCTACATGGGCAACAAGCCAAGGTGGTTCAAACGATGAGATGCATATCGTTGTTTTCGATAAAGATGGTGGTATCTCTGGTACTGCTGGTACTGTTCTAGAGAAATTTGCTTTTGTTTCAAAAGCATCTGATGCTAGAAAATCAGATGGTACAAACAACTACTACAAAAATGTAATCAATACTAATTCAGACTGGATCTGGTGGATGGATCATCCAACTGCTCTTGGTACTGGTACTGCATGGGGTACAGCTGCTGCAGGTTCAACATATAAGTCATTAACTGCTTCTCAGTATCGTGCGTTTACTGGCGGTGCAGATGATTATAATGTTAGTGATGCAGCAAGACAAAATGCATATGCGCTATTAGCGAATGCTGAACAGTATGATATTTCATTAGTTATGGCTGGTGATGCATCAACTACTGTTGCAACTTATGTTATTCAGTCTGTCGCAGAATCTCGTTTAGACTGCGTAGCCTTTGTTTCTCCACAGAACATTTCTAGCGGTGATCCTATCATCGGTGCAAGTTCTACAGAACAAAATGCAATTATTGCATACCGTAATGCACTACCAAGCAGCTCTTACGCTGTTATGGATTCTGGTTACAAATATCAATACGACCGCTACAATGACGTATACCGTTATGTTCCATTGAATGGTGACATCGCTGGTCTATGTGCTCGTACTGACTACAACAATGATCCATGGTTCTCTCCAGGTGGTTTGAATCGTGGACAAGTTAAGAATGTTGTTCGCTTAGCATTCAATCCAAATAAAACACAACGTGATATGTTGTACAAAGCTGGTGTTAACCCAGTTGTTTCATTCCCAGGAGAAGGTACTGTTCTTTATGGCGATAAAACACTATTGGCAAAACCAAGTGCGTTCGATCGTATCAATGTTCGTCGTCTATTCATCGTTCTTGAGAAAGCAGTTGCAACAGCAGCTAAATTCCAGTTGTTCGAATTTAACGACCCATTCACTCGTGCACAGTTTAAGAGTTTAGTAGAACCATTCCTACGTGATGTACAAGGACGTCGTGGTATTACTGATTTCGTTGTTAAGTGTGATGAGACAAACAATACAGGACAAATTATCGACAGCAATCAATTTGTTGCAGATATCTTTGTTAAGCCAAATCGTTCTATCAACTATATTACTCTTAACTTCGTTGCTGCTCGTTCAAGCATTAGCTTTACCGAAGTCGGTGCGTAATTAAGAATAAATAAGAAAGAACACAAAGGAGAAATAAATGGCAAATATTGCTGACTTTAAAGCACAGATGATTGGGGGCGGTGCTCGCCCTAATCAGTTTCGTGTAGAACTAACATTTCCGTCATATGTTACTCTAGGTGTGGTTGCTGGACAAAGAGCACAATTCTTGTGTAAAGCAGCACAACTACCTGGATCTACAATTGAAAATATTCCTGTTCTATATCGTGGACGTCCTGTTAACTTTGCTGGAGAGAGAACATTCCAACCATGGACTATCTCAATCTACAATGATACAACATTCGGTATCCGCAATTCATTAGAACAGTGGCAATCTGGTATTCAAAACTATAATTCGACTACTGGTCGTGTTAACCCTACTGACTATCAAGTTGACTTGAATGTTCACCAATTAGATCGTAATGGTGCAATTATTAAGAGTTACAAATTCCACGATGCTTATCCAACTAGCATCTCTGCAGTTGGACTTGACTTTGAACAACAAAATGCAATTGAACAGTTTGATGTAGAGTTTACTTACAACTTCTTCACTTCAAACACTGGGGCTTCTGCTGGATTTGGTGTTAATGTTTCTATTGATACACCAATCGGTACTATCCCTATTTAATAATTAACTGAGGTTTATATAATGCAGATTTTTGGGTTTGAAATAAAACGCAAACAGGACTCGGATCTACCAAGCGTAGTTACTCCGAGTCCAGTCGAGACTGGCGCAACCGTAATAAACACTGGCGTAAATGCTGGTGGGCATTACGGTATGGTCATGGATCTCGAAGGTACAATTAAAAACGAAAACGATTTAATTCGTCGTTATCGTGAAGTATCACAGTATAGTGATTGTGATGGTGCTATCGAAGACATTGTTAACGAAGCTATTGTTGCAGATGAGATCA